GCTGCGAAACAAATTATTGATAATTACATGAGTTATGAGTGAATATAGAAATGTTTACTGGAACGAGATAGATCAAAGAATGTGGAGAACAACAACAACAGTTGGCGATGTATCGGTAAGATTTGAATACATAGGCACAATGACGAGTGCTGAATATGATTTATTAATTGAGACACTCTGGGAGCTGTTTGATGATGACAAGATCACACTTTCAGAGTTTGCTAGAATATTCGGAGACATTCGTACATTTTGTGACCAGATTAAAAATCTAGTAGAAAAAGCATAAAAATGAAACCAAACTATTATGCAGTAATACCAGCGGAGGTTCGGTATAATAACGAACTGACCGCCAATTCTAAATTATTATTTGGAGAGATTTCAGCACTATCAAACAAAAAAGGCGTTTGCTGGGCAACAAATAAATACTTTGCTGATCTGTATGGCGTGGATAAGAAAACTATATCTAGATGGATTCAAAAGTTACAAGAGCAAGGGTATCTAAAAATACATTTAGAATATAATAAAGAGACTAAACAGATTACTAAAAGAAGCATGAAAATAATCACTCAAGGGGGTGGGGACAAAAATGTGAGGGGGGGACAAAAAGATCCCCAGGGTGGGGACAAAAATGTCCCGGATAATATATATAATATATATAATAATAATAATATAAAAAAGAATACTGCCACTTTTTCAAAGGTGTCAGATTTCAAACCAGATTATATTCTCGCCTATGATCATTTGATAAAATTATTTCATGAGAGAAACAGACCAAAAAACACTCATCAGAAAATTGAGTGGCTGAATGTGATTAGATTGTGTGAAACTAAAGACAATGTAAAACCACAACAATTGTGGTGGATCTGTAATGAAGTTTTAAAAGATGGGTTTTGGAAAAAGAATTTTCAATCACTTATAAAACTCAGAAAATCTAAAGATGGCGTAATGTATATCAACAAATTCATAGCTATGTTTGGAAATGAACAATTCGAAATTTTAGGATCAGAGGATTAATTTTATATATTTAACAAACAAACAACAAACCAAATGATTAATGAATTTTTAAATTTAGGCATTACTCCCAGAGGAAATGCAGTAGAGCAGAAGGTGATCTGTCCTAAATGCTCACACACCAGAAAAAACAAAAAAGATCCTTGTCTATCTATAAACCTAGAAAAAGGAGTTTACAACTGCCACAACTGTGGTTGGTCTGGAAACGTACAATTCAAAGAAAAGAAAGAATTTGTAAAACCTCAAAAGGCTAAAACGGAGCTGTCAGATCGGACAATTTCATGGTTTAATAAAAGAGGGGTCTCTGAAGCTACCTTGAGCCATTGGAATGTAGGCGAATCTGTTGAGTATTTTCCACAAGTACAGAAGAAAAGAAAAGCAATCAATTTCAATTACTACAGAGAGGGCGAACTCATAAACTGTAAATTCAGAGATGCTGAGAAAAATTTTAAAATGGTTTCTGGAGCTGAACTCATATTCTATGGCTTAGATAATATATCTACTATGGAAAAAATTTACATTGTAGAAGGGGAAATGGATGCTTTATCACTTCATGAAGCTGGCATTTATTCAGTCTGCTCCGTTCCGAATGGAGCGTCTAAGGGCAATCAAAGATTAGAATATTTGGACAACTGTTGGGAGTTTTTTAAAGACAAAAAAGAGATAGTTCTCTGCACCGACAATGATCAGCCTGGTTTAGCACTTAGAAACGAACTTGCTAGAAGGTTTGGACAGTATCGCTGTAAGTATATCGAATTTGGCGATTTTAAAGACGCTAATGAGGTTTTGACTGAAAAAGGTGCTGAGGTACTGCGTAATGTTTTAAAGACTGCTAAACACTTCCCTTTGGAGGGAGTCGTAAATATTGATGATATTTGGAAAGATGTTTTAAATTATAATGATTATGGAATTAAAAATTTCAGTATTGGGTTGGGTGATAGTGATGATTTTTATAAAGTTGATTTTGAGGGAAGCTGGACTGTAGTCACAGGAATTCCTAATTCTGGAAAATCAGATGTTGTTGATCAAATCGCTTGTAATATGGCGGTAAAATTTGGTCATAGAACAGCTTTTTTTGCTCCAGAGTCATTTCCTTATGAGGGTCATATCAAACGCTTAGCAAATAAATTAAATGAGCGTAATTGCTCTAATGATGATCTAAACAAGACAAAGAACTTCATTGAGGAGCATTTCTTTTTTATTAAAATAGATTTAGATAACCTCACTCTGGATGGCATTTTGAACGCCTTTAGAGACTTGGTATTTCAAAAGGGAGTGAATCTGTTAGTTATTGATCCTTGGAATATGTTAGACCATTCAGCTCAACGTGATCATTCTTATGTGGGTTTAATGCTGTCAAAGATCACTCAGTTTTGTCAGCAAACTAAAACACATTTGTTTCTGGTGGCGCATCCAAGAAAAATGGAGTCAACTCAAAATGGGATTTACAAAGTTCCAACTCCTTACGATATCTCTGGGTCCAGTGATTTTTTTAATAAGGCTTTTAATTGTATTACAGTTTTTAGAAGTTTGGGAGAGATGACATCTTTCAAGTCAGACGCTGTTCAGATTCATGTTCAAAAGGTAAAGCGAAAAGAAAATGGACAACAAGGTAGTTTCACAATAGCGCCAGATTTTAAGTCTGGAGGCGTTTATAAAACTATAGACGAGAAGAAACAAAGATTTACAGTAGTAAGAGATCAGGTTCCCTTTTAAATATAAAATCATGAAAAAAATAAATTTATTAGACTTATTTAGTGGAATCGGCGGATTTCATTTAGGTTTAGAAAAAGCAGGGTTTAAAGTTAATTCTTACAACTCAGAGATAGATAAATACGCAAATCAAGTTTACAAACACAATTTTAAAAATTCAAATTATGTCGGATCAGTTACAGATGTTCGATCAAAAAACTTACCAAAAATTGATGCCATCACTTTCGGAAGTCCTTGTCAAGATTTTAGCCTCGCAGGAAAACGAAAAGGTCTTGAAGGGGGTAGAAGTTCCCTCATTAGCGAAGCAATTCGACTCATTAGCGAATGCAAACCAAATTTTTTTATCTGGGAAAATGTTAAAGGAACTTTCTCCTCAAACTCTGGCGCAGACTTTTGGGCAATTGTCCAAGCCTTTGCCAACATTGGGGATTATAGACTCGAGTGGCAACTGCTTAATACAAAGTGGCTTTTACCCCAAAATAGAGAGAGAATCTACCTTGTCGGATATATTGGAAACAAACGTGGAGGACAAGTATTTCCTATCCGAGAAAGCCTTGGAAAGTCTAATGATGTGGCAAAAACAAGGCAAACAAGTTCCTGTAGAAGTAAAGGCGCACACTTAAAACAGAAATTAGAAATAAATAAAGAAAAAATTTCAAATACGTTGACAAGTGTACATAAGGATAATTATGTGTTAGGATATTCAAGAGACAAAAAAGGAAAAGTAGTGAGTAGGCACAAGAAAGATATAGCCAATACTATACATTCTTCTTCAGGAACCGGAAGCAATACGGATCAATTTGTAAATTCAATAAGGAGGCTTACACCTATAGAGTGTGAAAGGCTGCAAGGTTTTCCAGATAATTGGACAAAACATGGAACTAAGGGCATTATTTCTGACACTCAAAGATATAAGATGTGTGGAAATGCAGTGACAGTCGATGTTGTGGCAGCTGTAGCTAATAATATTAAAAAATTATTTTAATCATGAAAAAAACAGGACAAATCACATATCCTAATTTTATAAATGAGTGCGCTGTTTACATAGGCAAGCTGAGACATTTATATAATTATGATTTAAACGAGAAAACAGACAAATACAACAGATTTGGTAAAAGTGATGAGCCAGATATTTTAGGATTGAAGGGTGAACTTGTATTCTCGTATTTCTTAGCTAAAAATGACATAAATCATACAAACGCTAAACTGTTAAATAATACGCCAGTAAAAGAGCCAGATATAATTGTAGGCGACAAAAAAATAGATGTAAAAACAATTAATCCAGACGCTCCTCATTTACTAGTAAACGAAGAGGCTCACAAAAAAGATAAAAATATAGATACTTACGTTTTCATCAGATTAGATCAAATAAATAAGGCAACTTACTGGATCTATAGCTATGATGATGTGGATCAGT